CAAGGATATCGGGGACTTTCGTAATCTTGATGCCGTCAATGTCGATGCTGGCGCGAGTGGCACAGCCGGTTCGGTGGATGTGTTTCCGACAACCGCCAGCAAGGGCAAGCTAGCGATCACAAAGGCGGACAATACAAACGACGATACCACGACCGTAGCCGTTGATTTGCACGGTCAGGTAACGACGGTACACGTTCCTGATGGTGGGGCGGCGGCGTCTTACGTGGTTCAATCCACGGCCGCCATAACGCTGGTAGAGGCCGACGTGCTCGACGGTGCAACGGTGGGCGTACCGGTGGCGTCGAAGGCACTCATCGCTCCTGCGTCGCTAGGCAATGGCGCGGTGGCGGGGACCGGGGCTACAGTGTCAGAGCAGGGAAATGCTGTTGTGCACAAGTCCGTGATCACATTCACAAACGTTGACGTGGTGCTTGCCGATAACGCCGGCGTGACGGCATATGGCAGCCTCAAAGTCTACGATCTTCCCGAGGGCGCGATTCTGTTTCTCGGCGCCGTATCCGATATCGACGTTACCAAATCTTCGGCCGGGGTGAATGCAGACTGGGATGGCGATTTCGGTCTTGGCACGGTGGCGGCCAATAATGGCGCCACTCCTCTTGCCACGACCGAGCAGAACCTCATCCCGAACACGGATACTCCGCAGGCAGTTGCTGGCGTGACAACCGCGAATGCCGAAAGTACGACCGCGGAAAACGTGGTCATTAGCGGGACGGGCGGCGCGCTCGATGTGTATGTCAACCTCTTGGTTGATGATGCCGACCATGACGTTACGGGTACGGCGTGCAACTTGATCCTGAACGGCACGCTCACGCTGCACTGGATCAACTTGGGCGACTTCTAAGCCTGCAACGGGGCGGTGAAAGCCGCCCCATTCCGAAGAAAAAATCATGTCTTTTGCCACTCGCCAATCGGTAACCGTGACGACTATTGCGGACGGTTCAGCTACCGCCTACTCCGGCATCGTCACCGGAAAACTGTCGCAAATCCGCTATGTCAAGGACGATACTACGCCGTACACCGACGGCGTGGATTTTGTCGTCACGGCCGAGACGACAGGCGAAATCCTGTGGGACGAAGATAACGTGAACGCAGACGCCACCCGCGCGCCGCGCCAGGCGACGCACGACACCCTGGGCGTTGCTGCCCTATTCGCCGCTGCCGGGCAGGCGGTGCTCGACAAGATTGCGCTCGCCAATGACCGCGTGAAGATCGTCATCGCGGCCGGGGGCGATACCAAGACCGGTACTTTCTATTTAATTTTCGAATAAACGAAACGTGTCGAAAGCGAGCGGAATCTACGGCATACGGTGCTTGCCGACAGGGAAGGTATACATCGGGAGCGCGATCAATTTTTTGGTCCGCTGGTACAACCATAAATACCTTCTCGATAGGGGCAAGCACTATAATTTTATTCTGCAGGCAGCATGGGAAAAGTACGGATCATCGGCGTTCAACTTTTTTATTGTCGAATTGGTCGAAGCTGCCGATCTGTTGAAGAGGGAAACATGGCACATATCAGCGTTTAACGCGGCGAATCGCCTGCACGGATTCAACATCGAACCGACCGCATATTCTCGTCTTGGTTTTCCGCACACGAATGAGACAAAGAAAAAACTGTCCATTATGAAAATGGGAAACCAAGCGCGGTTGGGTCAGCGTCATACGGAAGAGGCAAGAGCAAAAATATCGGCGTCCCAAAAAGGCAAAACGATATCTGTTGAGCAACGCGCGAAATTGTCTATTGCAAATATCGGCAATGTAAACAGTTCCGCGACAAGAGCAAAGATTTCCATAGCCAACAAGGGAAAAGCAAAGCCCTATGGTTTTGGAAGAAAGGTAGCTGAAGCGCAGGCATTCTTCTCTGAAAGTCAAGTAAGAGATTTGCGCAACGCAGTCGCTGATGGGACGTCTAGGCGGTCACTGGGCAGGATATTCCAGACGAGCCTCAAGGTTATCAGTAGGGCCGTTGATGGGCGCGGTCCGTTTTATTCATCCATTCTATAGGCCACATCATGGGCAAAAACACGCTGACCCTGCCGAAGCACTCGACCGCTCCCGAGCATGCCGTGCGCGCCGCTCCAGAGAACACGGCGCGCGCGCTGACGCCGGCCGAAGATCAGGCCCGCCGTACCTTGCTTGCGATTCGCGCGGCTGAGGAAACGGCGAAAGCTGAATTGGCGGCGAGGCAAAAGCAGTGAGCGCACTGGTTCAATACGCCGCGCCGACGACTGAACCATTAACCATCGCAGAGGTTATGAGACACGTTCAACTCGACCAAAGTAATCAGGAACCGGCGCCTGGCGCGATCATCGCGACGCTCGCCGGTACGCCGATTGCCGGCAATGTGGACGATGGCGCGCACCGCTATCTGGCGACCTTTGTTACCGCCGACGGCGAGACTCAGGCCGGGACGGTGTCGGGCGCAGTTACGGTTGCGGACAAGTCGATCAATGGCAAGGTTGAATTGACGGCCATCCCGATTGGCGGATCGCTGGTGACCTCGCGCAATCTCTATCGCACGGTCGCGGCCGGCTCGACCTATTTGCTACTGGCGACCCTCGCGAATAACACCGCCACGACCTACACCGACAACATCACCGACGCTTCGCTCGGGGCGGAAGCGCCGTCTACGAACAGCACTTCCGATCCTGATCTAACGCGTCTGATTATCAGCGCGCGCGTGACTGCGGAGCGCATCACCCGCCGCGCACTGATCACGCAGACATGGGATTTGTTTCTTGACGCCTTCCCCGCGTGGAAGCTCGGCGTACCGAAACCGAACCTGCAATCGGTGACCAGCATCACATACGTCGATACCGATGGCGTATCGCAGACGCTGGACACCGATCAGTACTTAGTGGACATCAAGAGCGAGCCTGGGCGCATCACGCCCGCCTATGGTCTCATATGGCCGTCCACGCGCGCGCAGAGCAACGCGGTCACGGTGCGCTTCGTTGCGGGCTACGGGGCCGCAGCGGCCGTCCCGGATGGGGTCAAAAACTGGATGCTAGTGCGCATCAAACAAATGTGGGACAATCGCGCGGCGACCATAACCGGGTCCGCAATCGCCGAATTCCAGCATGCCTTCGTTGACGGTCTGCTTGATGATTTCGTCGCGCTGGATTATGGCTGGGCGGCTGACTCATGAGCCTGAACAACCTCGACAAGCGCGTCCGCATCGAGCAGAACACGCCGACGCAAAGCACATCCGGGGAAATGATTGATGCATGGTCCGTTTATCGTGTGGTCTATGCGGCGCTCGCGCCTGTATCTGGCGGTGAGCGATTCCAGGGGCATCAAGTCCACGCCGACGCCAATATTGCAATGACTTGCCGTTACCCGGCTGCGCCTGACCTGACGCCTGCAATGCGGGTGCTGTACAACGGGCGCACGTTTGATATTCTCGCGGCGCTAAATTGGGGCGAACACGGGGTCGAGTGGCGGATTGATCTACGGGAGCGCGCGCTTGGGTGACCTGCTGCACATCAAGGGAGGCGCTGAGCTAGATCGTATCTTGCAGACCTTTAGCGCGAAGGTCGAGAAGAACATCCTGCGCGGGGCGCTGCGCGCGGGGGCGAATGTGTTCAAGCGCGAGGCGCAGGCGCTTGTTCCGAGAAAGAGCGGGGCGCTGCGCGCGTCAATTCGCGTGTCCGTGGGCGTGAAAAAAGGTGTCATTCTAGCGAAAATATATGCTGGCGGAGGCGGTGTGTTTTATGCGCACATGGTCGAAGGCGGGACGAAGAAGCACCTCATCTCCGTGCAGGAAGAAGAGAAAAACGTCAACTATCGCAGAAGCCTCCAGTTAGGTCGGCGTGTTCTTGAATCGATGACAACAATCAATCGACGCGTGCTGAAAATTGGCAATACCTTTATCGGCCCTACGGTAACGCATCCTGGATCAAAGGCTCGTCCATTTATGAAGCCGGCATTCGACAACAAGTCGCAAGCCGCTATTGACGCAATCGCCGAATACACGCGCGCGCGAATCGCGAAAGAGGCGAGAAAATAATGGGCATCCACGAGGCAATCTTCACGCGACTGCAAGCGGTGTCCGGCGTGACTGACCTTGTTTCGACGCGCGTTTATCGTGACCGAGCGCCCGAGCCGCCGACTGCGCCCTTCATCGTATTCGAGATAGATGACGACGAGGAAAACGCGCATGCGATGGGCGTTGATGCGAGCGTGCGCAGGGCATATGCACGGTTCTACTGTCTGGCGACTACGGGCGATGCCGCGAGTGCGCTCGCTGTTGCATTAATTGCTGCATTGAGACGTTACAGCGGCACATCCTCAAGCGTCGTAGTGGATGACTGCTATCTGCGCGGCGACCGGCAAGCGGATGAGGAAGATGTGAAATTGCGCGGGCGGCTTGTCGAGTTTGAACTCTGCTATCAGGCGTAAAGGATAATCATGGCAAACCAGATCATCAAGAACGCGCGCCTTTGGATCGGTGGCTATAACCTGTCGGGCGACGTGAACCGGCTGGCGATGGACCTGTCGGCCGAATTGCTCGACAACACCACGCTTGAAGATAGCGCGCGATCAAGACTGCCGGGGCTACTCGTTTCAGCGTTGCAGTGTGACGGGTTCTGGGACGCAGGGACCGGCGAGCCGGACGACGTGCTCGATGGCTATTTCGCCGTGGCCGATGTGCCTGTTTCAGTCTGCCCGATCGCTGCTGCCGCCGCAGGTAGCAGAGCCTTCACCTTTCGCGCGAACCTGGGCGACTTCCAACGCGGCGCGGCAGTCGGTGAAATATTCAAATTCTCCGCTGGCGCTGAAGGATCGGGCGGCGTGCCCCTGGTGCGCGGCCTGGTGCTGAACAACGCAGCACAAACGGCGACCGGGGCAGGAGCGGCGTACCAACTGGGCGCACTGTCCGCGAGCCAGAGCCTGTACGCCTCGCTGCACGTCCTGACGGCTGACGGCACCGACACGCCGACGCTGACCTGCAAAATCCAGTCCGACGACAACGAGGCGATGACTTCGGCCACGGATCGCATCACGTTCGCCGCAAATACGGCCATCGGCTACGAATGGGCGTCGGTTGCAGGGGCCGTCACCGACGATTGGTGGAGAATCTCTTATACGATTTCCGGGACTGACCCGAGTTTTCTGTTCGCTTTAATCGCTGGTATCCGATAGGAGATTCAAATGGCAAACATCGTACTGAAAAATGCATACGTCATGATCAACGCGGTTGATCTCTCGGACCACGTCAAATCGGTCACGATCAATTACAAGGCTGAATTGCTGGACGATACCGCGATGGGCGATGACGGACGTTCACGCATCGCGGGTCTGCTCGATTGGGACGCGGATGTCGAGTTTTTCCAGGACTATGCCTCCGCCAAGGTGGATGCGACGTTGTTTCCGCTGGTAGGTGCGGCAGCGTTTGAATCTCCTCAACGGTGCGATCGCCACCACGAACCCAGAGTATCAGGGCAATGCGGTGCTCGAAAGCTATCAGCCGGTGGGTGGGTCCGTTGGGGACAATGCGATGACGCCGTGCAAGCTCCTCGGCGGCGACGGCTCCGTGCTCGTTCGGGATGTGACGCCGTAATGCTAACACGCGATCAAATCCTCGGGCTTGACGATCTGAAAACTGAAACGGTCAACGTGCCCGAGTGGGGCGGGGCCGTTATCGTGCGCAGCATGACCGCAGCAGACCGTGACGAGTACGAACAGAGCATGGTGAATTCGCGCGGCGCGGATGAGAAGGGGAACATGCGCAACATCCGCGCGCGGCTGATCATATGCACGGCGGTAGATGAATCGGGAAAACGTCTTTTCACCGACGCCGACATTGATCTGATCGGGGCGAAAGCTGCTCGCGCTGTCAATCGCGTTTTCAAAGTTGCGGCGCGTCTCAATGCGCTGACAAGCGATGACGTGGACGATCTTGCAAAAAACTCCGACGCCGGCCTCAGCGAAGATTCATCTTCCAGTTAGCGCGGGAACTGAAGGTCGGCACAGTCGGAGAATTGCTTGCGCGAATGTCAAGCCGGGAGTTGAGTGAGTGGATGGCATTCTTTCAGATCGAGCGTGAAGATTCCGAGGATAAAAAAATGAGTAATGATCTGAGCAGCGATGCCGCAGCCGGCTTGAAAAAACGCATTGATCGGCAAAGGGGGCGGTAATGGCTGGCAATGTCGTAGGGCGTCTGGTTATCGAAATGTCGGCGAGCCAGGCCCGCCTCGAAAAGGACATGGCCGCCGCGCGGGCAACGGTGAACTCGGCAACGCGCAGCATCAATTCCGCAGTGGGCGTAACGAAGAATGCATTAGCTTCACTCGCCGCTGGGTTTAGCGTTGTGCAGACAGTAAGATTTTTCAAGGGAATCATCGACGACACCGACGCGCTGTCGAAGCTCGCTCAAAAAACCAACATGGCGGTCGAGCAGGTAGTGGGTTGGACGCATGCGCTCGACCTCGCGGACGTGTCTCAGGATGCGCTACAAAAGACGGCGAAGTCGGTCAGTTCGCAAATGCTCGACGCGTCGAGGGGTCTCGCGGAGGCGCAGCACAATTGGGCGGCGCTGGACATCGACATCAAGAAAAATGACGGCTCCCTGAAGTCCGTCAACACGATCCTGCTGGAAGTCGCGGACAAGTATGCGAACGCGACGGACAAGACGATGATGATGGGGCTGATGACCAAGGTGTTCGGGAAGTCCGCGCTCGATCTCATCCCGGCACTCAAGGATGGCAGAGAGGCGCTGGCGCAGCTTATCGCGGAAGGGCAGGCGCTGAATCCAGTGACCGAGGAATCCGCGCGGCAGGCGGAAATATTCAATGACAATATGACACGGTTGTCGAAGACGATCAAGTCCGTGTTCATCGGCGCAGTGAACGAAGCCCTCCCGGCGCTCGCGGAGATAAGCGACCACCTAGTGCGCGCCACCAAGGAAGGCAGCACGTTCTGGGCTGTGATTAACGAAGGGGCCAAGCTGTATCTGGCGACGGTGGGGGCGCTGTTCGGTTTCATCCCAGGTGTTAGCGAAGCGACGCAGAAGGGTTTTAATGCGCTTTCGCCAAAGAGCGGCATGACACTGTGGGAGCAGATGCAGAATGCGAAAAAAAATGGCCCGCAAGCTAAGCCATTTACACCGAGGCTTACGGGTTCTGCCGGCGCAAGCAAAGCGGCCGCCGAACAGAAAAAGCTGCTCGATCTCGGCACCAAGGGCGAAATCGACGCGTTGATTGCCCGACAAAAGGCGTGGAAGGACGAACAGAAAGCCATCAACGACCTCAAAAACGCCGGGTTCGACGAGGACAAAAAACTGCTCGCCCTGGGCGAGGAAGGCGAGCTGGCCGCCCATATAGCGCGCGTTGAACGGATCAAGGGCGAAATGGAAGCGATCAACGATTACCGGAACTCGACGCTGACGGTGACCAACGAAGTAACCGAGTTCTGGAAATCCGCCGCGCAGAGCATGCAGCAATCCATGAGCGGGTTTTTCTTCGACGTGATGCAGGGCAATCTGTCCGATTTGTCCGGCAGATTCAAGCGCGCGACTGACCAGATGGTGGCCGATGTCCTGGCGGCGAAGGCCGCGACGGCGCTATTTGGCGTGGACTTCGGAAAGAGTGGCAATATCGGCGGGCTGGTGGGCAAGGGGCTTACATGGCTTACTAGCGGTGGCGGTGGAGGCGGGATTGACGCGATGGCGATGCCCGCGTTAGCAACCGGCACGCCGTTTGTGCCGCGCGATATGCCCGCTTTCTTGCATCGAGGCGAGGCGGTCATTCCGGCAGCGCAAAATAACGGCGCGCGCGGCATGAGTATTATCAATAATTTTACGATCACTGGCTCGATGGACCGGCGTTCGCAAGCGCAGATCGCGGCTGCCGCCGGTGAAGGCGTGCAGCGCGCGCTCGCGAGGAACACATAATGGCGTTCATTGAAACGCCGCGTTTTCCCGACGCCATCGCGCGCGGGACGCAATTCGGCCCCGGCTACTCGACCGGCATCGCGCGCAACATTGGTGGCTATGAGGCCAATAATCAAAACTGGACGATGCCGTTATACGAAGGCGATGTCTCGCATGGCGCTAAGACGCAGGCGTTGATTGACGATCTGCTTGCTTTTTTCCACGGCGTCGCCGGGATGCACAACGGATTCCGGTTCAAAAATTTCGCAGACTATACGGCGTCGGTCGCGCAGGGTACGCTGACGGTGATCGTGGCCGATACGACCTGGCAGATGGGCAAGACCTACACCTACGGCGCGCTTACCAAATTGCGCACCATCACTAAACCACTGGCCGGCGCTACCATCGCGGGTGGCGGATCGTATTCATACTCCACGGTCACGGGCATTTTGACTCGCAGTGCCGGTGCGAATCCGACTAGTTGGACCGGAGAATTCGACACGCCAGTGCGCTTCAATATCGACAGGATGCTGCCTATCTCGATGACTTCGGCGGTCTATAACCTGCCGGCGATCCCCATCATTGAATTGCGCATTTAGCCGTGAAAACCCTCCCCACGAACCTCGATGCTCACATCGCTACGCGTGAAACCACGCTTGCGACCGCGCTCAAGATCACGCGCGAAGATGCGACCGTGTTCGGATTCACCACGCACGATGTCTCCGACCCTGTTGACGGTGTCACCTATTCCGCCAATCCTGGCCTAGACGTGACCGACA